GAGAACGGATCCAGGATCATCCTCAGCCAGTTCATACTGTCTGGGGAGATCTCTCCAGCTGCTGTGAGCCGTCCGAGAATGTCCTTGGAGTAGGTTCCCGCCATGTTCGGTAGAGAGACGTTGCAGAAAAGAGAAGGGAGATGACTGCGGTTGAGATGTCTGCGAGGGCGGCAAGAAGGTAGACAGAGGCCAGTTTGAGTCCGTGATACAGTAGCACTTAAAACAGCAGGGCCATTAAGCGCTGTTTTACACTGCGGGACTAAGTGTGGTCCACCCGCTTGAACTTGGTCTTGTGGACCAAAGTTCGAGAAGTAGATGGGCCCCTGGCCGTTCGTACGCGAGCACAATGGCTGCACGTGCGTACTGTCACCGCCACCACGGGGTTGGTCACCACCATGTTGACGACATCTGTAGAAGTTGAAGGCTTGCTCCCTGCCAGGATGGCAAAGATCGCACCACATGCTGCCATGCGGACCATTAACCCAAAAATTTTTAGGCGTGTCTGACGCATAACGAACCTGTGGCACGAGGTGAGGACCTCCAACAACTGGTGGACCACAGAGTGGGCACCCGGGAATGAGATTGCCTTGGAGACAATCATCTTCATGCTTCCACTGCACGATCTGCATGGGCGTGGTAATCGCCAACATGAGATTCCGCTGGGTCCAGTCCGTGGTAAAGTGTGGAAGTGGGCCCCGGGTCCTAGCTTGCGCGATGAGCAGCGGCTCCTTCTTCTTGGGAAGGAAGTAAGCCGCCTGGATGACGCCAATAGGTGGCACCATCGTGGCAAACATGTCCGGGGTAACATTGTGCTTATGTTTCGCCAGATATTTGTCCAGGCGTTCGACGATTGTGTCATCGAAACAGTTGACTGCACGGAGAGAGGCTAACCTCTGAAACTCCGTCACCGGGTCTTTCTGGTTACTCTGCACAATGTGGCAAACCATCTTCTCACGATCAAAAACGGGGACAGCCACCTTCGAACCAACCATGTCCTTGAAGCCAAAAGCGGCACTCAGAAAATCAAGTTGCTCTACTGGTAGTTTTCCGCTAGTCGTGAACTCGTACCCGAAGGCGCTTGAGATGATACGAGTAACGTCTTCAGGTTCAAACTTCACCTTGTCGTCGTCAAACGACTTGGTGTCATCATCGCCGTAAAGGAGAAGTATGACGTACTTTCTGAACTCGTCAAAGGTGGCCGTGGGGTTGAGTACTATGAAGGCATAAGCATCGAGAATGTACCGCACAATTGTGTTAGTGACGGTCGTGTTCGTGCTCCCCGAAGGGTTGCCTCCTTCCTTTTGCCACAGTTCACCCGCAACAAGGCAGACGGTCTCGATGAGCTGTTCGTAAATCAGTTTGATGAGCGGAATTGCCCACTGCTGATCTGCTGAAAGGCAGTTAATACGAATGCGACACTCGGCTTCCATAAGCACTCGGAGCATACGGGAGTCGAACTTCTTCGCATCATCTTTGGAACCACGTGGATACTTTGCGAGCTTGCGGTAGAGGGCGTTCCACTCTAAACCGTCACGCGAGATCCCGACGCAGCTGGGGGTCTTGAGATAAGACCTGTAGAACCCCTTATTGGCATTCATGAACAGCCGATGACAGACATACATGATGTCGATCGGGCCACAAAGAATGCCTCGGGTGTCCTTACCCTGCTGCCTGAGTTCCTCCTTCAAAAACTTCTTCCAGACTCCTTGGTAAAAGACTTCCGTGAGTTTGTCCGGCTCATTCTTGCAACAATGTTCGAGTTGGTCGTACATGGTGCTGAGCCACTCACTGCCTTCCTGTTCGAGGAGCTTTCCGATAGTGGGCCATTGCAACGAATATGGGAAACCGGGCGATGAACTCTTGTTGAAGTTAGCGATGACCTCTTCGTGTGTAGCGAAAGGGGCCGTCATGTAACCTCTCCAGATCATCGTTGCCCAGGCCTCCGCCGTCGCGAGAGCCTTCGGGTCGTAAACACCACAAACCTTATCATATCGGCGAAACGCTTTGTACGTGTCGTCCTTAGTAAAGCCAGGGGTGGTGTACTTGCCAGTATAATCATCCGCAAACAACTTGGCCAGATCTGGCACAACAGCAAAGCCTTTCGGCTCTGTGACATGCGCAGATACTTTACCTAACCTATGCAGCGAGCCAGTGTGAATGGC